ATCAGTATCACAAACAATTATATTTTTATTATCAAATCTAAATGATCTAGTATTTGGTTGTATTTGTGCATAACCACTACCTTCTAATTTTATATTAAGTTGTTCAAATGCTCTATTCATCATCTCTACTCTTGCTATCTTTCTTTTAGGTGATTCATGCTGTAAAGATTCTTTTAATATCATCTCTGCTCTACAAAACTTTATTTCAAAATCTACACCTACCATTTTAAATATTCTTTTCCTGTTACCCCACTTAGCATAAGTTTCTGATTCATAAGTTCGTAATGCCTTCAACTTATGTTCTAACTCATTATCTAAATATGTACTTGGTTGGTTCATAATACTGTAATCTTAGTTGGTTGGTGGTTGGTTGTATTAGAAATACAAACCAAACCAACCATCTTTCTATTGATTTTGCCGAAAAACCCGACCAAAAACCAACCAAAAACCGACCAAAAACCGACCATATTAAAATACCTCATTATCAAAGGATTTAGCCTGATAGCCTAATTTTTTATCGTAATAAACTAAGTCATTATCTCTCAAATCAGCTAATCTTGATTTTGATGTGCTAGGATGCAATTCCAATTCATTTTGTATATTGATAGCTTTTACCCAATAACTAACAGGATCATTAGGTGCTTTCTCTTTTTGTATCTTTTCGATAGCCTTAATTGTTTCTTCTCTTGCCTTAGTAAGTCCTAGTTTTTTTGGTGATTCATCAGTTATTGCTAATACACCTGATGTAACACCCTGATAACCATACAGAGTTTGTTCTTTGAATTGAAAGTATAAATCATCTATTGGAGTACCATCTTTAACTAAAGTTTGCTTTACAGTAACCAGCATAGCCTTGTCATCGCTATTCTTATCCCTATCTACTCTAAACTCATAATCCAAAGCTGCTGGTAATACAGAACTACCCCTTGCCCTACCATTACTACCATGTCCAGTATGATGAACTATAACTATTGTTGCGTTAAATTCTTCTTTTAATTCATCAACCCTTTGTATAAATTTGTTCATATCTTCTGTAGAGTTCTCATTTAGTCCATAGTTCCTAGCTAAAGTATCAATAATAATCATACCTATATTGCCTTTATCTATTTCTATATCCCTACAAACATTCTGCAACATAGCAAATTCTTCATCATCACCTATTCTTGAACCCCTATTGGAAACTAATAATGGTTTATCACTAATGTTTATATTATAAAACTCTTCATAGGCTTTTACTCTACGCCCAACACCAATAAATCCCTCACCTGCTAAATAAAGTACAGTAGAAGGTTTTGTATCAAATCCATAAAAATCTTTACCTGAACTAACAGCACAAGCCATAGCAATAGCTATAAATGACTTACCTGATTTGGGTGCTCCAAAAATAGACATTACTGTACCCCTTTCACATACCCTATCTACCATCCAATCAGGTTCAGTTAAGTTATCCATAATATTATCTACACTTTGAAAGTATAAAGAACCTCTTGGTGGTTTAAGTTTGTTTTGTTTTATGTAAGTAACAAGATCATCTGATGATTTAAAGTAATTGCTTTCATACGCATCATATAAATCATCTTTTTCGTTAAAGTCTTTTGGTGGATTAGTTATAGTTACCTTGCACCCATTTTGTTTTAAATGTCTTGCTATCTCATTTGCACACTTCTTACCAGCATCATCGTTATCAGGAAATATATAAACCTCTCTGTTATAAATCTTAGACCAATCTGCTTTATCCCAAGCATTGACTCCACCATGCCAAGTGCAACAATCATAGTCATATATTTTCTGACATCCTAATAAAGCTTTCTCACCCTCATTAATTATTACTGGTTTATCTAAATGCTTTTCTTCTATGTAAATAGGTAGAGTTCCTTCAGGTCTTTTCATAGACCAAGAACCATCTGTATTTAAAGTAAAGGGTGCATACTTTTGTTTTATATGATGTCCTTCAGGGAATCTAAGAACTAAAAAATTATCTGCATATTTAACTTTAATACTTGCTTGTTTATAAAGATCAACCATTTGTTGTCTATTAAACGATCTAACACCACTTTTAGGAACAGGGGGAGTTGTTCCATTCGTGAAGGAGTAATTACGTTGTGGTGCTAGATCATAACCATACTGTTTTAGTATAACTGCTACATCTTTATTCAGATGTCTAATTAAATCGACAATACCACCACCAGTATCATTTTCAAAATCATACCAAGTAGCGTCTTCAAGATTTAAAACTAAAGAACCTTTATTACCCCATCTATATTCAGTTGTGGTAGTAGTTTTTGGTTCTCCAAGTAATTCTCTAGCTACTTCGGGTGCTATTCTTTGCCAATCTATATTCTGCATCAGAAAGGTATATCTTCATCTGTTAATAAATCATTATTGTCATTGATTTGCTTATTAACCAAATCAGATAAACCATCATTAGGTGATTTAAAATCATCATCACTTTCATCTTCATAATACCAACTAGGAATTACAAACTCGCTTGATCTAGGTGCAAACTTAGCAAATTCAAAACTAAGTTCACTTGATTGACCTAAACCTACTTGTAATTTCTTAGCTCCTGTAAATTTAACAACTGGTAATAAATCACCATTCTTATCTTTTTCATTCCAAAACAAACCAAGTATTTTATTAAATGCCTGAGTTTCTGCAAACGTCATATTTTGCCATAATAAAGGTCTGCTTAGTCCTTGTGGTAATACCCATGCTGAAAAAGCTCTTTTGTAATCTTCTTCAGGTTTATTACCCATTACACCAAACTGTTGATCCCATACAAAATCATAACCTGATGCTTGTTTATAACATCCCCAACCACTTAAAAAAGTTGCTGGATCAAGTTGAAGATATTGAAACTCAATAGGTTGTTCACCATTATGAAAGCTCATATCTCCTGTTTTCCATTTTAAATATGGTGACTCTCCACCACCACTATTCATTCCACCTAATATATCCATATATACTCTCCTTATTAATGTATTGTTTTATCAATACTGGTTAAAAAATCAGCTTCAAGGGTAGAGTAATTTCTCTCCTTAAAACTAACAAAATCTTCATCGTTGATTACTCCCAAAAATTCACAAGCAATATTAATCCTATCAAATCTCTCTCTACAATATATATTAAATTCTTCTTCTAACATGAAGCTTTTAACATCCATTTGCTTTTTGTAATACTTCATCTATGCTCTCGCATAAATCTTCCAATGGTAACATCATTGTTATTTTGTTGGATTGTGGCACATCTGAAACAAGCCAAGCTGGAACTATACATTGTATTTTTTTTCTATCATATTTCCATATTAAGATAGGTATGTATTTATCACCAGCACTTTCTAGCGTTTGTGTCCACCAATTATTTCTAGGCATATTACTACCAGCTTTGTATCTCTTACATTCTATTGCTAAATTGTCTAGGTAAATGTCTGCTTGTCCTTTTTCTTGGTATTGATCTAAATTTCTTTTTACTCTTTTATCTATCTTTTTAGATTCAAAGTAAGTATTAATTTTATTCACAATAAACCTTTCAAACGCAGCACCTTTATTTCTAGAGTTCACCATATTCTATCCTAACAATTCTTCCACTCATGTATGCAGTTTCTTTGTAATGTTCACCAGCACCTTTTTGAAAGTAAATATACTTTACTTGTTCATCTAGCTTTTCTTGTGCTAATTCTTTTCTTCTTTTTTCTACAGCTTCTTTATTTTGAGTCATTTTCTTTACCCTCTTCATAACTGCAAACACCAAGTTTGAGTAATAGCTGACTTGCAGATTCTATGCTCATGTTATTTTTTGCAGCAAATACCTTGATCTCAATATGTAGATCAGTAGGAATCCATAGTGCTTTTTTATAATTATCTTCCATATAAACTCTCCATATAAATATTAATATTAATACGACTTTATTACCATAGTTAATTAATACTTTCTTTCATTCGTCCTATAATACATATAAGGGCAAAGGATAAACTCTCCAAAACCTATATACTCTCATATATCTATTTGCCCTTTTTAATCGTTAACGTCTTACTTCTAATCTCATAAGCATCTTTAGCAGCTACAACTCTTTCAGCTTGTGCTTTATACTTACGCATCTTCCATTGAACTATCCACTCACCAATCCTACCTACAGAAGCATTACCCATTTCATCCATGATTTGTGCTTGTATCTTTTCATTAACAACTTTAAGACTAGCAATCATATTTTTTGTTTGTTCATGTTGTTTTAATAGCTCAGATGTTTCTTCACTTAATATCTTAGTTTCATCTTCAGCATTAGGATATTTAATATAGGCATCAGATGTAACTTGTGGCGTGTAGTAATCTTCTTCATCTATTCTTCTGTTAAAGTCACAAACCTTTTCTGCAAGTTCTTGTTCAAATGCATAGTCTTTAGGTATTACATAGATTCTAAGATCAGTTGACTGATAAAGAATTATTAAGATACCTGCTCTTGCTTGTGTAGTTGCCATAGCAGCTTTAAGTTGCAATACACCTAACCAATCAGGTGGTACGCTATCAGGATAAACACTAGTGCATTTAACTTCTATTGGCGTTTTACCATCAAGAAAAACCTCTGAAGAATCTAATGTATGTATGCCGTTTTCTACATCTTCTTTTATAGTTATATTTTCAGGATAAGCCATACCATCTAATGAACCTTCTAAAGGTAGTATAGGATGCACTACTTTTTCAGTAACCTTATCATCATACTTATCTATACCAAGTCTTTTCATACATTCTTGTATTAAAGGTTTTTCAAGCACATCTCCCGTTCTTTGTCGTAGTGTTTGTGGAGTTCTTATACTCTCACCATGCCTTGCCCTTATACAGTCATTAAGTACCTCTTGCTTAGTCTTAAAATGCCCTGCATCAAACAAATATGCCACTAAGGAATGTGTGCAAAAATCATCTCTTGTTATCTTACCTATTGGTTTCATTTTGTTTCTCCCTTACCTAAAATACATTCTCAAAGTTATCAGGCTCTAATTTATTAAATTTTGCTGATTGAAAATAACCAGCACCTTTTCGTGTTAAAAGACCTTTATCTACCAAATCCATTAAAATTGCTTTTATCTGATTTTCTGACATTAGATTACCATCTTTGTTTCTAATTTTTTGTTTAAAATCAGAGAATTTAAGCCATACATCTTCAGGATTAAGTTCATTCTGTTTTATAGCTTCTCTCTCAATAAAATCTAAAACAAGTTGTCTAACACGTGGCTGCTTTAAGAGCATCTTATTTTTATTAGAATTAGAATATGAAATGCTTAACTTTAAGTTGTTTTCATTTTGTTTTACCTTTTTACCTTTTAAAAACATTTTATCTGCTTGTCGTTGTAATGATTTTTCTAGTTGCCTATCAAACCATATCCTGAACCATTGTCTTAATTTACCCATACTAACTTGCTAAACCCAATAAGTATTTAACTTCATCTAAGCTATCTCTAACTATGTATTCTTCACCTAATACTTCGACTATGACATCGCTAGTCATATCATCTTTATAAAAACCACTTATAAACCTAGCTGGTATATTAAGTTCTCCACCACCTACTAAATTAAATGTTACATTCATAATTTAACTCCCGTTATTGTATAAATAAAAATTGTTGTATAAAAATTGCTGTAATTAAAAAACCAATTATTGATATTCGCATAAGATCATTATGATTCATTGTCTAACTCCTCTAGTTTTGCTATTTCATTAAATAGGTTATTGCGTTTTTCTACTACCAGTTCTTCAGCTTGTGCTAGTTCTTCTTCAGCAATATCAACTTTAGTTTGCTGTTCCAAAATATCACAAGCCCTTTGAAATGGATTAGTCATTTTTT